CCCAGCCCGGCGGGTGCAGGCGGGACGGGGTGGGGACCAACACGCCGAGCAGGCGCCCCACAGCTCCGCCAGGAGCTGTCCGGCCGTGAGGGGGGCGGCGGCGGCGCCGCGCACCTTCCTGCGGGTCGAGCCGTAGTAGCCAAGCCCGGTGACGCCGACCCACGCCTGGTAGGTGTTCGTGCCACCAACCCAGCGCGCGACGTTCCACACGCCGCTGCTCCACGTGGAACCGCTGCTAGAGGTGAACGAAGGCGAGCCGGGAACGCCCTGAAAAGTGAACTGCGTGTTCATCTGCAGCTTCACGCTCGGGGACTGCGGGGCCACGAATATCGGGTGCGCGAGGTTGAACTTCTTGAGCTGCGCCGAACTGCCCAAGGCCGCGAATGCCGTCTGGATGTCACCCTCGACATTCGTGCCGCCAGTGCCGTTCGATTCGACCGCGTCGAGGTTGCCTACAAACACCTTGAACACGCGCCCATCGCTGGTGCCGCAGTAGGTGATGTCGCCGAGCGTCGTCGCACAGGTCATCGGGATATTGGAGAACGTGCACCAGGCGTTGGTGTTCACGTTCAGCGCGAACTGCACGTACTCGCCCGTGCTCGCCTGCGGCGGCCGGATGATGAGCAGGTTCTGCTTCGGGACCATGGAGACGTCCCAAGAGACCGTGGTCCGCTGCTCCTGAACGAGCGGCTGTATCTGCTTTTGAATCTTGCTGGTCGGGCCATCCTGAGGGTCGTTCCAGCTGCCTGAGATGAGCTTCGAGAGCGGCACCAGCCCCATCACCGACAGAACGATGACGTCGCCGCCGACGTTGGTGAAGAACCTGCCGCTTGTCGGAACAGGGCCCACGTACCAGGTACCGTGGACCGAGAAGTTGGCGGTGCTGGTGGGGTCGGTGCCCTGCCAGATGACGACGTCACCTTCTGCCCCGAAGGCCACGAAGTAGTCGTCGACGCCGATGCCGCCGTCGATGGTCCAGTTGGTCAGGCCGATGGCCGCGCCACCGTGCTTGAGCTGGGCGCCGATGGGGAACTCGACCGCGGTGCCGGTGATGGCGTTGACGGTGTCGAGGTACCAAAGGCTTGCGCTGTTCTGAATCGTGAACCAGACGCGGTTCTTGAAGACCGCCACGCTGGTCGGATTCGCCGGCAGGCCAGCCGGGGTCCGCAGAATCCAGCCGCCCGTAGGGTCGTAGGTGTAGTAGCCGGCGCCCGGCGAGACCGCCAGCAGGAAGATGCCCGCGGTGGTCGAGAAGTGCGCCGTGCTCCACATGTCGTTGGTGGAGCCGGCGGCCACGACAAGCGAAGGCGTGCCGCTGGTGACGTCGTAGATCTTGCCAGCGGAGCCCGCAAAGAGCTTGCTGTTGGCGGAGCTGCCTGCGTTGTACGCGAACACGCTCCGGATGGCAGCGTTGGTCGTAGCACTGAAGTACTGCCAGCCGGGTCGCTGCTCGACGCCGCTTTGGGTCGGAATCATGTTGTCGAGAACGATGGCGTCCTGCGGCTGCATGTTTACCCAAGCGTCGCGGTAGTTCACACCGCCCACGGGCGGCGGAATCATCGCGACCTGCGACGTCTGAGCAGCACCAGCCCGGCGAGGAACTTTCCAGCCGGCGAGAGGAACTAGCGGCACGGGTTACACCCCGTAGCCGGTGTCGGGGAGATTGCGGTATGCGTTGATGTACGGCGTGATGCCGTTGCGCACCAAGGAAAGCACCGGCGAGCCGCGCTCGTTTCCTTTGCGGTTCTCGAAACCGACTTGGAAATCGCGCATCGCTGCGGACGAGTCCAGCCCCTTCATCTCAAGCCACTTCGCGCGGGATAGCTGCGTCATCAGGACGCTATCGAGCAGGATGGTGTCGCTGTTCTTGGTGGCGCGGTTCTTGTAGACCGTCGGGTCGTCGCCATCGGTCACCCACGCCACGCTCTGGTAGTAGAACGTTAGGGTCTGCGCGGCGGTCGGCGGCGAGAGAATGTAGAGCTGCGTGCCGCGAACCTGCCAGTAGAAGGACAGCGTCGGCAGGGTTTGACGGATGAGCAGCGCCTGCCACTGCTGCGCGCTCACAGGGCCGATGGCCGGCCACTGCATGGAGCTGTTCCACTGGGTCTGGTCTACGAACTCGTAGAAGTCCTCGGGCAGCGCAAAGGCCTTCTCACGCTGCCCTGCAGTGTCAGCGACAATGCTGATGCTGTGGGCCTTCGTGAGCTCCTGCCAGTCGTGCATCGCGAGGAGGTCCAGCCCGGCAAGGTTCACCGCCTGGACCATCTGCTGCACCGCCGGGTCAGTGTCGCCGGCGGGGTCAGAGGGCACGGGATAGCTGACCAGCGCGGCAACGTTCTGGACGATTGCTGAAAGCGTCGAGTCGTTGACGAGCTGGAAAGCCATGCGTTACTCCGTCTCTACTTCGGCCTTGCGCTTGCTGGCACGGACCAGCGAAGCGACCTGCGCCTTGAGCTCCTCAATGGCCGCGTCGCGGACCTTCAGCTCCTCGTTCATCTTCTCGATGGGGGCGTTGCCCTTGGCGAGCTCCATGAACGCGTTGGCGCGTCGCTTGTCTTCGTTGAACCCGAAGAACTTCTGGCCAACCGAGTCGGCCGCGCCGGCCAGCTGCTCCACGGTGTGGATGCCGAAGAACTTGTACTCTTCGACCTTCGCCGGCGTCATCGTCGGGAGCGACGAGAGCGGCGTTCCTTCGACCGCGTTGCTCTGCGTTGCGAGCCACTTCTCGTACTTCACCGCAAAACGCCGGCGGTCAATTTCATCAACCGGGCGCTCCACGATGCAAAGCTTGTCGCCCGGTACCATGATGCGGACGAAGTCCACCTCTTTGTAAATGGCGCGGCCCGCTTCTTTGCTGAGTCCGGTCTGCATGACCGGCTTGCGCGAGAACGTGACGAACAGGCGGTCATCCCCCTCAAAGCGGGACTCGTCGAGTCCCGCCGGAGGCATGAGGGAGTTGAAGTCAGTGGGTGTGGTGGATTGCTGCACGGGTTTTTCCCTTTTTGTGATTAGGCCGCGACGGCCCAGACGTAGTCGCCGCTGACGAGCGCGCGACCGGAACGGTTCACCCAGCCAGCGGTGACCACCGCGCCGTCAGCGACCGCGCCGCTGGCCTGCACGTAGCGCACGCCCTTGCTGGCGCCGTAGCCGGTGCCCAGCGCGTAGACGACGCCGGCCGTGGCATCGCCCAAGCGCGCCGCGGTGAATGCTGCAGCGGTAAGACCCTGCTCGGCGTTGGGGCCGGAGTGGTTGTATGCCGGACCAACACCGATGCCGGTGCTGAGCGCACCCGTGTCCTGGCTGACGGTTGCGTCGGAGATGACGCCGGAGGTGACGTAGGAAGCTGCCATGATGGTTTACCTCAGATGCGAAAAAGCCCCTCGGATGGGTCACCCCGCCCGAGGGGAAGGGTGACCCACCACAGGCCCACCAAAAACTTAGTTCTGGATGCGGCCCTGGAACTGAGCGCCACGGCAAGTCAGGTTGCCGGCCCAGCCCAAAATCTGAACCTCGGCGTCCTGGTTGATGGCATAGCGCTTGGACGGCGACAGCGACACCATGTTGCGGTCCTTGTGGGGACGCAGCGAGATGTACTTCGTGTTCAGCATGAAGCCGGTGGCCGCGGGGCAGTAGCCGCCGATACCACCGTCCAGCACGACGTCCGCGTCCATGAACTTCAGGGTCGGGAAGCCGAGGTTGCCGGTGCTCGGGTCAGCGAAACGCTGCAACGCCTGCAGGGAGCTCATGTAGTAGCTCCAGTAGGTGTTGTCGAGGATGATGAGGTCCGGACGGTCTGCACCGCGGACCAGCGAGGACCACAGCGTGTTCAGGCCGTTCTGAATCGTCGTCGCCGACGGGGTCACGGTGTTGTTCGAGAAGTCGTACAACTGCGAACGCCAGAACGTCCACGTGGCGCGGTCGATGCCGCCGTAGGTGCCGGTGGTGTTGGCCGAGGGGACCGCGGCGTTCAGACCCGTCACTTCCTTGCCCGAGCTGCCCGTGCCGTCGCTGTAGATGGACTGGGCGAGCTTGTTGGCCATCGTTGCCTCGGCGACGTTGATGCGCGCCTCGAGCAGGTCGATGAAGGCTTCCTTGCCGCTGTTCTGCAGCATCTCGAGGCCGGACATGACGACCGGGCAGGCGAGCTGCTTGATGCTGAACTCGGCGGCAGAGATGACGTCCTGCGTCGCGACCGGCAGCAGGTCGTAGCCGCTGTAAAAGCCGGCGTTGCCGTTTTCGGCGAAGCTCAGCTCTTCGAGGATGGTGTTGCCGCCCGAGATGGTGCGGATGTTGCCACGCTGATTCAGACGCGCGAGGAGCGCGTTGTTCTTGGTGACGTTGTCGGCGATCTGCTTGCTGCGCGACTGGATCGTCGTCGCAATGATGTCGGTGACAGAAGTATTGGCAAAGGCCATGGTAATGACTCCACAGAAAAAGAACCTTGGGGAAAATTCCCCGCCCGTTTTCGGTGGCCGGCTCGAACCTGTTCAGTCCGTTTTGGCCAGGTGGGCCGTGAGGCTCCTGGGAGTCAGCGGTGGCTGCGGTGCTTGCGTGGCGCACTCAACAGGGGCGGCTTGTGACCGCCCCTGTGCGCGTCTTTACATTCAGCGCGAGTTGGCTGCAATAGCAGCCTCGATGGCCGAGCGAACGTCAGTCGAGTCCGCCTTCGGGGCGGCCAGCGCCGGGCTCCCCGTGACGCTCACCGCGGCCGCCCTCGCCCGCTGGGCGGCCCCGTTCGCCACCTGAGCACCGCGCAGGCTGGAGCGCTGCTGCAGGACCGCGCGCACATCCGGGTTCACCAGACAGGCCTGCTGGTACGCGTCCTGCAGGGTCATCTGCCGGCCGCGCTTCTGCGCCAGCTCCATGATGTCTGCCATCTCTTCGCGGCCGTCCTCGCCGAACTCCGCCTGGCTGAGGAACGTTTCCACCTCGCCGCCGGCCTCCCCCCCGCCGCGCTCGCGCTGGCCCTGCTGAGCCCGCCGGAACTCCGCCATGACCTCCTGCACGGGCGCCAGCTGCTCCTGAACGGCCTGCTGCCCCGCCACCCGCCTCCGGGCCTGCCGCGGCTGGCCGCCCGCACACGCGCCGCCCGCCTCCTCCCGGAACCGCGCGCCGCACCGCCCGGCCCCGCAGG